ATGGCATTAAATTTAGGTTTCTCTGGTTTCAGAAGAGGTTCTTACGACTTCTACAAGTCTGACTTTAGATACTTAAATGATTTAGCTACTAGAGGTGGTATTAATGCTGCTGCAGGTTCTAATGCTATTAGAGGTGTATTTATTCCTGCTGGTACTTCTTCAGTTTATGATCAAACTGTTGGAGCAAGTATGAAAAGACCTTTCTTACACGTTAGATATAGAGCTTCGCAAACTGATGACCGAAGAATGAAAACTTGGGTTACAGGTTCTGTTGGTGCTGCTACATCTGCTTTAGACGCTATGCAATTACACTTCTTAACTGAAAGATGTTTAATTACACAAGCTGCTAATAACTTCATGTTGATGAAGTAAATCATTATTAAGTCGAGGCTTCGGCCTCGGCTTTTTTATTAATTTTATTATATATTATATTATGGCAAAAAAACAAAAAATAGAAAAGGTAGAGGCGCCTGTTGTTGAAACATCAGTTGTTGAAACACCAAAGCCTAAAAAAGTTGAACCTAAAAAACCTGAATGGGAAATAAAAGATAGAGTTTATTATTTAACTGGATCTCAAAAACCTTTGTCTAGGATGATAAGATCTGCTAATATTTATTGGTTTGATAAAGAAAAAGGTTATGAAAGAGAACTTAAATACTGTCAAAATCAAAAAACAGCGTTTGTAGATGAAATGAAAGGTGATCAAAGATTATCACATGTTATTTTTAGAAATGGGGCTTTGTTTGTAGAAAAAGAAAAAACTGTATTACAAAAGTTTTTATCATTATACCATCCTGATAGAGATAAACTATTTTATGAGTTTAAACCTTCTGAAAAAGCTGCTAATGAAATAGAAATTTTAGAACTTGAAGCAGATGCAATAGTTATAGCTAGAGATATGGATATAGATTTAGCTGAAGCTATTATACGTGTAGAAAAAGGTTCTGAAGTATCTAAGATGAGTTCTAAAGAGCTTAAAAGAGATTTACTAGTATTTGCTCGTAGTAATCCTGCTTTGTTCTTAGAATTAGCTGCTGATGATAATGTTCAACTTAGAAATTTTGGTATAAAAGCTGTAGAGCTTGGTATTATTAAGTTATCTCAAGATCAAAGAAACTTTTTATGGGGATCAAATGATAGAGTTATAATGACTGTACCATTTGATGAGCATCCTTACACTGCTTTAGCTCATTGGTTTAAAACTGATGAAGGTATGGAAATATATCAAAATATAGAAAAAAGATTAAATTAATCAAACTGTAGAACGGTCGCCCTACGGGGCGATCGTAATACAAAATAAAATTATATGGAAAATAAAAAATCAAAAGGTTTAGGCGACACAATAGAAAAAATAACAAAAGCAACAGGGATTAAAAAAGTTGTAGACACGGTTAGTAAAGCTGTAGGTAAAGATTGTGGCTGCGGTAAAAGAAAAGAAACTTTAAATAGATTATTCCCTTATAATTACGATAAATAATATGGCTATAAGTATAAACACAGTGTATCAAAAAGTTTTAGCACTAGCTAATAAAGAACAAAGAGGTTATATAACGCCTCAAGAATTTAATTTATATGCTAACCAAGCTCAATTAGAAATATTAAATCAATACTTTTACGATACAAGTCAATTTGGTAGAGTATCTGGTAATGATACTGAGTATGGTGATATGCTAGAGTTTATCCATGAAAAAGTAAACATGCTTACTACAAATGTTAATCTAGCTCAAGGTAATGGTAATTTTTTTGTAATACCACAAGATGCTTATAAAATAGGTACTATAACGCATTTGTTAAATAACGTTTCTACAGAAATAGAACCAGTTAATGAAAACGAATACGTTAATATGAGTAGTTCGCCTTTAACTTCTCCAACACTATCTAATCCTGTATACGTAACAGTTAAAAGAACTATAAGTAACTTGCCTAGAAAAACTATAGATATATATCCTTTTAATGATTTAGTAGCAAATGCTAGTAATATAAGATGTAGCTACGTACAAAGGCCTCAAACTGTTAATTGGGCTTATGTTGTTGTTAGTGGTAAAGCTCTGTATAATATGAATGCTAGCGTAGACTTTGAACTTCATGATTCAGAGGAGTCTAATCTTGTATATAGAATATTAACTTTAGCAGGAATAACACTAGGTGACACGGGTGTTAATGTTTACCAAGCTTCTACAACAGAAGAACAAAAGAAAGTTATACAACAAAAAAAATAATAAATGGCATTAATAAATCAAACTCAACAAGAGTATTATGATAATGAAGATTATGGTAATTATCAATTTACTTCATTAAAAGATATTGTAAATCAATTTATAGTTGCTTATGTTGGTGAAGATAAATTAATATCTAAAGTAAAAAGAATAGACGTAGCTTACCATGCGCAAAGAGCTTTGCAAGAGTTAAGTTTTGATGTTTTTAAATCTTGTAAATCTCAAGAGTTTGAAGTTCCACCTTTTCTTACTGTTCCATTACCGCAAGATTATATTAATTATACTAAAATTAGTTCTGTAGATTCATCAGGTATAAAGCATATTATTTATCCAACTAGTAAAACTTCTTTTTCTCCAAGTTTAGTACAAGATTCTGATGGAGAATTTAAATATACTGTTAAAGCTACTGTAGCTACTTCGGAATTAATTATAAAAAACAAAAAGCTTTACGGTTTAGTTGGTACTGATTATCAACCTCAAATACTTGGAACAAAAATAAAACATCCAGCTTTTCCTGAAGAAACATACGTTTCTGATTTTAATGTTCAGGGTGAAGATACTCACATAAATATACATAATGGCTCACAAAGAATTATAGATATACGACCTTATAGCGATAATTTATCTATCAACGACGAAATAAATATTACTTTTGTAAATCCACAAGGATCATTACATATAGAATACACTCCTTCTATTATAGGTAAAATTTCAACTGTTATACCTACCGTTTCAAACAATTATTTAGAACTTACTAGTGCTGATGATGCCGTTGATGTTAAAGTAGGTATGCTTGTAGAAGCAACAGTTGGTGCTACAAGTCAAATACAAGCACGTGTAACTTCTTCTTTAACAAGAGTAACAGGCATTGTTGGAAACAAGATTTATATCGACAAACCAACAATTCCAGGCCCTTTATCTGGTAGTAGTTCATATTTTATTACTTTTACACCTGTATTAAAAAAAGATATAAAATCTGATACTTGGGAAAACTATAAATCACACAAGCCTTCTGAAAATAATATTAATGATTATCAAGATTATCAAAACGATATATACTGGCCAAACGAAGGTAGAAGATTTGGTTTAGATCCACAATACGCACAAGTAAATGGATCTTATTATATAGACTGTAATTCAGGAAAAATTTATTTTAGCTCTAACTTATCAGGAAAAACTGTGATATTAGATTATATAAGTGATAGTCTTGGCACAGACGAGGAAATGAAAGTACATAAGTTTGCTGAAGAAGCTATGTACAAGTGTATAGCATATGCAATATTATCGGTAAAACCGGGCGTTCCAGAATATGTAATTAGAAGGTATAAAAAAGAAAGATTTGCGGAAACTAGAAAAGCAAAACTTAGACTATCAAATATAAAATTAGAAGAAATAACTCAAATATTTAGAGGTAAATCAAAACAAATAAAACATTAATTAAATGCCAGAGTTAAAAAATAATTTTACCGGCGGTAAGATGAACAAAGACCTTGATGAAAGGTTGGTTCCAAACGGTCAATACAGAGATGCTTGGAACGTGCAGGTTTCTACTTCGGACGAATCTGATATAGGTTCTTTACAAAATTTATTAGGTAATACTCAAATATTAAGCAACACAATACCTGGTGATGCTGTTTGCGTTGGTAGTATTACAGATGATAAAAATAATACTTTATACTTATTATTAGCTTCTGATCAAAAAGATATGATTTTTAGTTACAACAATGTAACTGAAACAGCAACACTTGTTTTTGTTGATATTAATTTAGGTGTTTTACAATATAATAAGACAAGATTAATAACTGGTATTAATATTGTAGATGATATGTTGTTTTGGACTGATAATTTTACAGAACCAAAAAGAATAAACATACCAAGATCTATAGAAGGAACTGATCAAGGTGGTGTTACAAACACTAGGTTAATAGTTCCAGAAAGAAGTATTGATTTTAACTCTGAGATAAATATTGCAGAAGAAAATATAACAGTAATAAAAAAAGGACCTAAAGTACCACCTGTGCTAAGATTAGAAAGTAGTGGTTCTACTTCTATAAAGCTTCACTGTGGACAACCACATCCTTATACTTTTCAAGCATTTGGAGCTGGTGATGACGTAACAATAAATGTTAAAAATTTAATAGGTAAATTTTATGGTAACGTACTACATGACTATTATAAGCCAGGTGATACTTTATATTTAAAAGCTGTAGAAAAAGAACCTTTAGGATCTGATCATGATTTAGAAGATAAGTGGAGCAAAGGTATTAAGTTTGATCATGATATAGAGCTTCTAATTAAAAAAGATGGCATAGGTGATACTAGTAATACAGATCCTTATAGTACTCCAATTGTTTGTGAAGTAATTGCTAAAAAAGGTAATTTATATAGTGATATATATACTGTTACAAATTTAGCAGATCCAGATTTAATATTTGAAAAAAAGTTTCCACGTTTTGCAACTAGATGGAAATATTCTGACGGTGAATACTCACCTTTTTCTCCATTTTCCCAAATAGCTTTCTCGCCAGGTAGTTTTAGTTATCACCCTACAAAAGGTTTTAACTTAGGTATGGTCAATACTTTATATGCTGCTCATATAGAACAGTTTATAGTTCAAGATATACCAGACGATGTTGTTTCTGTTGATATATTATATAGAGAAGCAGGTTCGCCTGTTATATATGTTGTTGATACAATATCAAAAAATGATCCTTTTATACCTGGTCAAGCTTATAATTATTGGAACTCTAGATACGAATACAATACTTTTACTACAACTTCTCAAGTTCGCGAAGATGGAGGTTTTAAGGGTACATATAAAATAACTAGCGATACTATATCTAAAGCAATACCAGAAAGCCAAACACAAAGACATTGGGATAACGTACCAAGAGCAGCGCTTAGTCAAGAAATAGTTGCTAATAGACTAGTGTATGGTAATTATTTGCAAAACTATGATTTGTATTCTGGCTCTGATAGTAGTGTACCTTATAAAGGTAGCTTTGAAGTAAACATAGAAGATTACGAAAAACAAGACTTTCAATTACCAAGAGGAAATTATTTTGATTCTTTACCTTCAATAAAATCTCTTAGAACTTATCAAGTTGGTATTGTATACGAAGATGATTATGGTAGACAAACACCGGTGTTAACAGGTGAAAGCGGTGTAATAAAAACTAGTAAAGATATTGCTAAAAAACAACATAGATTAACAGTTAGACCTCTTAATGACGCGCCTGATTGGGCTACAAGTTTTAAATACTTTATAAAAGAAACTTCTAGCGAATATTATAACTTAGCTATGGATAGAGTTTTTGATGGTGAAGATGGTAACGTTTGGCTGTCTTTTCCTTCGTCAGATAGAGCTAAAGTTGATGAAGAAACCTATTTAATACTTAAAAAAGATGCTCATGGTGCTTTTGTAAAAGAAAAAGCTAGATACAAAATATTATCTATTAAAAACGAAGCTCCTGATTTTATAAAACAACAAGCTTCAGCTCTTGATACAGTAGCTTACGATGATGTATCTGGTAATTTATTTAGTCAAACTGGTTTGTTTAATGTTGGCTCTACTGTTCCTGTAAAAGATTCTAAAATATTTGAAATAACTGGAGATAGACATAACGAGTTAACAGAATTAATAGCTATATTTAAACAAAAAAGAGCAGAAAAAGATCTTGCTACTAGCGATCCTTTAACTATTGGTCAAGAAGAAGTTCAAATTAGTTTAAGAATAATAAATGAAAGTGAAACTCAATATAATGGAAGATCACAGTGGTATAGAATAGATAAAATATTTAACAGTAGCGACTCTTTAGGTTTTGAATTTACAATGGAAAAGCCTTTTGAAGAAGATATAGAGTTTTCTTATGTATTAGATGGTGGTGTTGTTGCTGAAACTTTTGATGAAACAAAAATAGTATTTAGAAAAGAAAAAGAAGAACACAAGTCTTGGTTTGATGGTAGATTTTTTGTTAAAATAGAAAGAGATGCTATTGTAGATAACAAAGTTATTACTACACCTGAAACTAACTGGATTAAAGTAGCTCAAAACCGTTTGTATTATTTACACTCTGGAGAAGGTAAGCAGTTAGAAAGAATAAAAACATCTAACTTAGGCATCTCAACTAGATATGCTGGAAAAAATCATAGTGATCCTGAAAATGATTTTAACGGAAATTATGAGCTTTATGGTAGTGTAGATTCTGTTCCAGGAAGTAGAATAAAAGACTCAAACGGCGACCCTTATGATCCAGTAAACAATGTTGGTAATAAATTAGAAGCTTTAATACCACAATGTGGTAATGCAGATGCAAAGGTTAGAACAGGTCTTACTGATAGAGAGTTTTATACACCTAGTGATAACGCAAATAGGGTAATGGGTATACTAAAGCATTATATTGGTACTCATGAGTATGATAATGGTAATTACACACCTATATCATCTAATTATCCTGAAGTTCAAGATGGGTTTTGGTATATAGATAGAACTTATTATTATTTTAATAATACAACAAGTTCTTTTGCTCCGTTTGGTTTCTACTTCGGTCAGTACGAAGGTCACGTCGGTGGTGGTGTACAAATTCCATATAAAGCTGGTAGTAATTACCAGTTTAATAGAAGAAAAGGTATGCGTCTTAATGAAGACCCAACACCAAGAAAAATAAGTATCGCTTTCACGCAAGTTATAGACGCAGATGGTTATAACGGAGCAATACCTTCGGCAAGTGAATTTAATCTTGATAATTATTCAGAGCAAAAAGATTTTATTGATAGATTAAAAGTAGGTACTAAAGTTAAATTTTCTGATGATCAAACAGGAGATGACGGTGGTCCTCAAATACGTACTATAACAAAAGTTGAAGGACCGTTTTCTATAGTAGGTCATGCAAAAGATATAATTGGAAATTCACAAGCTACACCTAATGATCCTTATGCGCTTCGAGTAGGTTGGAATATAACCTTTGATAAGCATTTTGGTAATCCAGTTTATAATACTCGTGGTTATAATCCTTTATACACTTTAAAAGATGTTCAAATAGAAAGAGATGATGGTACTGTAGAAACTTGTCCTAGTGAAGAGTGTACAGGTGGAGCTGCATATCCTTGGGCTACTGAGTCTGATACCGCATCGGCACACTCAACAGAAAAAGATCATGTTTTTGGTCCTGGAGGACCTACTACAATGGAAATTTATGAAGATGAATATTCAATAGGTGATAGTGAAAAAATAATAGCTGATAGTCCTGTTATATGGGAAACAGAACCTAAACAAGATACTGATATAGATCTTTATTACGAAGCTAGTGGTTCATATCCCGTAAGTATAATTAACTCAACAGCTCAACCAATAAGAACCGGTGCTATTGTTAGAGTATCAAAATCAAATCCTGATTATTATAGCAATGTAGAAGATGCTAGTGGAGATACTTGGCTTGCTAGAAATAACTTAAACACAGAGTTTGAAGAAGACGCTATAGTACAAAGTATAGATTTTAATTTAGATATTAACCTAGGTAATACTGCTAACGTTGATAACGAAATAAGATTAGAAGAAGGTACTATATTAGACGTAATTTTTAAAGGCACTAAAATAGAAGTAGTTGTTGTAGAGGATGTAGATGATAACACTTATACTAATACTAATCCTAATTCAATTAGAATAGAAGGCGATTTTCATAGTAATTTAGTTTCTTTAAATTGGTTTAACTGCTACGTTTTTGGTGATAATATAGGCGTTGAATCTGACAGAATACGTGATGATTTTAATGCTGTAACAATAGATAATGGACCCAAAGTATCTACAACTGTAATTGAAGGTAGATATAAAGAAGAAAGAAGAAAAAATGGTTTAATATTTTCAGGTATATATAACTCAATGTCTGGTATAAATAACTTAAACCAATTTATATTAGGCGAAGGCAACATTAAAGAATTAAATCCTAGTTATGGTAGTATACAAAAACTACATACTAGAGACACTGATTTAATAACTCTTTGTGAAAATAAAGTTTTAAAAGTTTTAGCAAGTAAAGATGCTTTGTTTAATGCTGATGGTAATTTAAATTTAACGTCATCTACAAACGTATTAGGACAAGCGATCCCTTTTGTTGGTGAATACGGTATATCTAAAAATCCAGAATCATTTGCTAGTGATTCTTATAGAGCGTATTTTACAGACGCTAAAAAAGGTGCTGTATTAAGATTATCAAGAGATGGTTTATCTCCAATACACGAGTTTGGTATGCGTAATTGGTTTGCTGATTATTTTATACAAAATGAAAAAATAATGTTGCAAGAAGGTCTTAGTAAAAATTATGTTATCGGTAGTTATGATACTAAGAAAAAACATTATAATGTTACTTTTTCTGATTTAACAGTTTCTTTTAGTGAAGACGCTAAAGGTTGGGTAAGTTTTAAATCTATGGCTTCAAGAATTAAACAGTATGATGAATCTATATTACATACTAGCCAAAACTATCCTATTGATTTTGCTGGTATTAGTTTAAATAATATGTATTATACTTTTAGAGAAGGTAAATTTTGGTTAAGCCACAATAATCAAACTTATAATAATTTTTATAATTATCAACTTGCTTCTTCTGTTAATGTTGTTTTAAACGATACGCCTGAAGTTGTAAAATCTTTTAATACCTTAAATTACGAAGGTAGTAATTCTAGAATAGAAGAAATAACAACTGCGGTTGTTAATGGTAATACATATAACGATAATGAATACTATAATCTTGTTGCAAGAGATGGTTGGTTTGTAAATTCCATAGTTACCGATAAAGGAAAATCTACAGAACAACACGGTATGGTTAATGAGTTTATAGAAAAAGAAGGTAAATGGTTTAACTATATTAAAGGTGATACAACTAATATAAATAATATAGATCCATCAGAAATGAGTTTACAAGGTATTGGTTTGCCAAATGCAATATCAATACCAACTACAGTTTATGGTTGTACAGATCCAAACGCAATTAACTACAATCAAAACGCTAATGTAGATGATGGTTCGTGTGTTCTTTGTGTTTATGGATGTACTGATCCATCTTCTAATACTTATAGTTTAAACGCTACTTGTGACGATGGTTCATGTGAATTTCATGGTTGTACAAACGCAGGTGCTTTTAATTATAATCCAAACGCTACTCATGATCCTAACAACGCGTGTTTACCTTATGTTTATGGTTGTCAAGATCCGCTTGCTACAAACCATAATAATAACGCTAATGCTTGGTGTAATAGTAATCCTAATCAATTTAACGCTAGTAACAATTGGACCGTAGAAGCTTTTGACGGTGGTACCTTGGCTGGTGATTCTCAGTTTAATTGTTGTCAATATCCTCTACCTGGTTGTGTTGATGAAGCTGCTGGTAATTACGATCCAAACGCTGACACAGATGATGGTAGTTGTGACTATAGTATGGTGGGTTGTAGCGATCCAGGTGCTAATAACTATAGCAACGCGTTTACAGGTTGTGACGTTAATGGTGTTTACACGGCTGGTGATACAAGTTGTTGTACTTATACTGTAATCTATGGTTGTACTGACAGCTCGGCAATTAATAATACTTATAATCCAAACGCAACAACACCGTGTGGTTCTTCAAGTGATCCTAGCGGTCAAAGTAATTGTATAAACGGACAAACCGGTGACAATTGTTGTTGTGAATATCAAGCGTTGCCAGTTTATGGTTGTTTAGATTCAACAGCTGCTAATTATAATGCAAACGCAGATACAGATGATGGTTCATGTTGTTATGGAGGTTGTAGTCAAGGTGATAATTATTTAGGTACGCAACCTGATATATACGGCTTTTGTAATAATTCAGCTTGTACAGGACCTCCTTATTATACAGGTTGTACAAATCCTGGTGTTTGTGATCCAAGTAATGGTATTTATACTGGGTGTGATAAGTGTACAGGTCAAGTTTATTGTGGTGCTGGTAGTAGTGGTGATTGTGGTTATTTACATATAAATTACGATCCTGAATTATGTTATGATTGTGCTCAAGCTAATCCAGGTGTTACGCCTTCACCTTGCTATGATAGTTTAAATGTGCTTGGAGGTGGTGATGTTAGTACTTGTATTGAAACTGTGTTTGGCTGTATGGATGATACGGCTGACAACTATAATCCAGCAGCAACTGCTGATGATGGTAATTGCCAATACACTACTTATTGTTGTACAGATACAAACCCTGGTTATTGTAATTATGGAGCGCCAGGAGCTGTAACGCCTGGTAATCCAAGCGGTAGTACTAGCAATTGTCAAAACGGACTTCCTTCTATGTGTGAAAACACTAGTTGTATTGGTTGTATTGATCCTGCTCTTGGTTTTCATGCCGGTGAAATGGAAGACCCAAACAACCCAGGTACTATGATAAAAGTTTGTAGAGGCACAACTTATTCTAGCGGACCACAAACAGCAAATTTATGGCAATATACAGATCCAGGAACACTAACAACTTATGATGTTTGTTCTAAAGATGGTAGCACGCTAGATCCATTAGATGCCAATGGAAATGACAATAGAGATGGTTGGAATGCTACAAATTATGATCCAACAGCTGATCTTGTTTCTTATTGGAATATGTCAGCTCATAATACAAACAATTTACCAACAACAGGTCCATATCCTAATTGTAATTATATTGGTGGTGGTTGTACAGATAATGGTAACATGCCTAATAATTACGTAGCTAGTCAAGCTGCTGTAAACTCAGGTTATGGTGGAAATGGTAATGGGTATGTAGGTGGTTCTTTAACACCTGGTCAACCAGCATTTAATTATAATCCACTTGCTAGCTCAGATGATGGTAGTTGTTACCCTGTAATATTTGGTTGTCAAGATCCAAGTGCAGCAAACACAGATGCTGCTTGTAATAGCGGTTCCTTGAACTTTGGTTGGGGTGTACCTGGCGCTGTAGGTGATGGTACTCCTTGGACAGATGTTAATACTGGTAATCAAAATTGTTGTGTTAGTACTATTAGTGGATGTACAGATGATATTGCACATCGATATATACATACAATTCTTAGTGTTACAACAAGCAACGTTTCGAATACTTCGGATGGTTTTGGTTATGCTTTAAATTATCATAAAGGCGTCAACAAAGGATATGTAGTAGATATTGCTAACAAACAAGTTGGTGCTGGTGCTTTTAATTATGATCCAAATGCAAATACTTTACAACTTGGTGTTTGGCAAGCAGATGTACCTGTTATTGGTTATGATGCTAGTAATATAGTAAACAGTATTGGTGTTTATTCTCAATTAGATGCTACTTGTGCAGGTGATCCAACTCTTTGTGTTGGTAACGGTAACGAAACCGCTTGTTGTTATCAAGCTGGATGTCTTGATCCAAACGCTTTTAACTTTGAATATAACGGTTTTGGATTAGATGATACTCCAAATTGGTATAGTAACACGCAAGAGGAAGGAAGAGCAAGATGGTATGGTGCTAATAACCAAAGAGTTAATTATTTTGTTGAGGGAGAGATAAACCCACAGACTTGTGTTGATTGTAGTAATAGCTATCTTCACACTGGACAACCAAAACAATCAGATAATGTTTTTCATAGAACTTGTGCTGATTGCGCTGGTAATAAAGCAGAGCTTTTCTTTGTAGATCCCGTCACAGGTCAATCAACAATGGGTACTCCAACACCTGGCGCTTATCTTTCTGTAGCTAGAGTTTTAGGACAAGTTGGTACTGGTGCTGATTTAAGTTGTTGTTGTTATCACAAAGGATGTGCAGATCCAAATGCAGATAATTATTATCTTGATCCTAATGGTGGAGCTTATAATCCTTTAGTTTGTCAAGGTGATAGTACTATGTGTACTTACAATACAAAATAAAAATAAAATAAATAAATATGTCATATAATATAGGTGATCCAGGTCCTGCTGGTGGTTTCATATTTGCAACACCGCAAACGCCTGGTAATAATACTAGTTTTTATTTTGAGGCAGGGCCTCACGATCTTGCTGTTTCGCAAATGCCACCTGGCAGTTATGGTTATGTTTGCTCTACTGGTAATACGTGGCAGCCGTTGCCAGATCCAACAAATATTGGTCCTGGTTTACCTCAAATTAGTGGAGCCGCTGAGTTTGGTTGGATGAAAGCTGTTATACCTACGATTGTATCTATACCTTCTGTTCAAACAGCAACTGGTCCTGACGTTGGTGATGGTAAAAATAATACTGTAAATTTATTAAATCCTCCGCCAAACGTACAGGCTATTTTTTATCAATCAGCTGCTGAGTTATGTGACAATTATTCTACTGTAGGCGTTGATCCAGTTAGTGGTGATGGTCCTATAGATTATACAGACTGGTTTTTACCTTCTGATAGAGAAGCTACATTAATGATTAATAATATTGGTCCTAATACGCAATATAATCAAGCTGTAAAAATTTTAGGACCAGGTATTATTTCTAATGGTATTACATATCCACACACTAATAAGTATTGGACATCAACAGCCGATCATACAGGTGGATCTATTAAAGCTAGGATAGTAGATTCGTTAACGGGTATAACTACAAATGCTACAAGATGTCACGTTTATAGCGTTAGACCAGTTAGAATGTTTGCTCTTCAAGAAGTAGATAGAGAATATCGTTGTCCTGGTGCTACAGGTGGTACACAATGTATAAGCGTTCCTACTGGTACAACACAACCGCCGTTAGTTGCTTTCGCAACATTACAAGACTGTAATACAGCTTTACAAAATGGTGATTGTGGTGGTGGGCCAAATCCTTGTATACCAGGCGAAATGGACTGTTATAACTATAGAGATGGCGTTGGTGGTGTTAATATGAGATGGACGCCAAGACTAACACCTATATACACGCCTGGTTTAAGTGGTTCTGGTTCACATACTCTTGATAACTATACTGACAATATTGGTAATAATTACACCATTAAAACTACTTGGGTTGATACAAGTGGCGTTACACAAACGCAACCTCTAACAGCTAGACAATGGATTCAAAAATTTTGGAATATGCCGCCTAGTGCAACAAGTATATTAGATAGATGTTCTTTGTGGGATTCTGTTATTGGGTTGCCATGGTTTAACTTAAACTTTTCACAAATTGATGCTATGGGTAACGACATAGATTTTAATGCTTTTAAACAAGCAGATGGAAGTGGTTATTTAATAAAAATATGGGACAAAAAGAAAAGACTATTAGGTTCTTGGTTATATGATAATTGTCAAGTAATGCATCCAACCGTTAAATACCATAGATCTGACGTACCTGGTTCTCCACTTAGAAACGAAATAGACTTGCAAGGTAATAGTTTTCCAGAGCTAAGTAAATCTACAAAACTTAGAGTCTATTTTACTTGTAACGACGGTAAAATGCCTAAAATGATAGATGGTCATCATATTTATGGTAAAAAATATAGAGTAATTCAATATGGATTTAACACAAGATCAAGTGGTTTTGGTTTTGGACCTGATGTTAATTACGGAAAACTAAACGACCCTAATTTTAATCTTAATACAACTGCTACTATATCTAATGGTCTTGCAATTTGTACTCCGGGAAGTCCAATAACTTTAAATGCAACTGGATTATTAAACAGCGCCGCATTGAATATGACTGGAGCTTTTTTTAATAATACAACTCCTAGTGGAGCTTTAGCAATACCAAGTTTTGGTTATCACAACGATGATTATAGTACTACATACTTCAATAACCCAAATTACCGTACAGCTTCTTATGCATATTTACTAATAAAATGTGATTATTTTGATAATTCACCTTACGGTTATGCGCACATGAACGGTCCTAATACAGATGAGTTTAACATGAATATGATTTGTGATGAAACTCACGGTGCTTGGTGTGGTCAAAAACTTTACACTATACCAGCGCCTAGCTATAACGGTCATGATGGGGTTTGTGGAAAAATTAAACCTTTGTCTCAAGCTGGTATTAACGCAACTTCTTTACCTTATATAACAAGTGGAAATTATAAAGACGTTAGAGTAAACTGTAGAAACCATGGAATAGCAGGTGGAGGTAAAAGTCCTTATCAAATAAACTTACCAAAACCTATTACTGGCAATGTATTACATCCAACCGGTTGTATACCAGGTGATCCAACAAATCCTTGTCTTTATCTTTCTGCTAGTACTATTAATTTACATCCTTGGTTTGCACAATTTAAACCAGGTGACGGTAGTGTGCCTGGTGGTAATTCAACATGGACAAATATTACGTGGTATAATAGTTTAAATGACTTTATTTACGATCATCAAGCCTCACCAACAAGAGAGCCAAATATGTTATGTAAACATGATTTTTGGGCTGGTACTAATGCTACTGGTGGTGGTACAGAATCAGAGCCAGGTGGTAGAGGTGAAAGCGGTGAATATGTAATAACTGAGTTTAATATAAACGAAGAGCATATATCTGAGAATGGCGGCGTTAAACAATTAAGTATTGTTGGTGATCCTTTTGCTACTTTTTCATTAACTATTACTACAGACGATGCTACAGTTAAGTATTATAATTTTTCATCTAATAAATTTAGCACAACATATAATAAACTTTCTTTTGAAAAATTAAATAGTAGTGGTATATATCAACAAGCTATAACGTTTCCAACATCAACTAGTAATGTTGTTTATAGCGTAAGATTACAAGCAGAACCTCATTTTGATACAGAACTACAATTAAGTGGTGTTTTATCTAAAATAAGTCAAACAAAGAAAATATATCAATACGCTAAAAAGAAAATTACTTTTACTAGTTCTTCTGAAACAAGCGCTTCTGTTCTTACTTTCCCAACAAACGTAGAAGTAGATGTATCTCCTTCTCTTGTTACTATAGACGATGTTTTAACTAGTAGTGTTCCTATTGGCGAGGTAGAAAAAACACTTTCTTGGACTTATACAGTTAGTAACGATAAAAGAATTGTTATAAAAAGACAGCCTTTGATAGAAGATTTTGAATCTACAATTACAAAAACTGTTGACGGCGTTGTTGATGTTGGTGATGCGACAGGTGGAAGAATAGTTACACTGAACAATGTTGAAAGTTTATCTGTAGGTAATACTATCACTGCTGTTAGTTCTGGTAGTATAATTGGATCACCTGCTATTACCGCTATAGATTCTACTAATAAAAAAATTACAATCAGCGTGGGACAAAACTTTGCGCCTAGTATAACATTGACATTTACAGGTGTTGGAGCAAGGGCGGCAAGTAATTTTAACAATACTAATTTTGAGTTAAGAAACTTAAAAGCAACTTTAAATACTTTAACAACAACAACCACTTCTAACGTTTCTGATAGCGCTATTATTCCTGTAAGTAGTATATCTGGTATAAAGCCTAAAGCATTAGAAAAAACTCTTAATAATACTTTTGTATCAACTACAAAAATAGCTTTTAATGACAATATTGATGATTTAGCAGTTGGGCAAACTTTAGTTGAAGGAAAAAATTTAGCTGGTCAATCTATAAATGGAGCACCTACTATTGTAAGATTATTAGAGTCTGATAACGCTGTTATTCTCTCTTCACCTCAAACGTTTAGAAGTGGTACTAAGTTAACTTTTGCTAATACTTTTGTAGATGCAAAATCTATAGATTCTAGTAATAAACCTTACGTCGAAAGGATAGAAGGTTCTAATATAATATTAAGTAGCAATCAAAATATTAGACAAGGTGAAACTCTTACTTTTATTGGTAGTAGTAACTCTGTTACAATAACAGCAAATATAGCTGTAAAATCAATGGGTGAAAACAATATTACAGCTAATTTAAAAATAGATAACATATTAAAAATATCATAAATGATAGAATTAGATTTTATAGGACAATTAAATACTTCGATGCAAGTTGGTGATATAGTTTATTATCTACCTGTAACAACAACCGCTAGCTTTAACATAAGTAATACTAGTTCTGCTGTAGAGTTAGGGCCAATTACAGAAATACTTGTAAGTAATTTTAATAATTTTACAATAAGAGTAGACTCTTCAGCTGCACAACCACCTAACAACAGTTTTTTTATGTTTTCTAAAGACAACACGGTAAATTTAGCTAGTGTATTAGGTTATCATGCAGAAGTACAATTTGTAAATAATTCAAATAAAAAAGCTGAAATGTTTAGCGTAGGCTCGATTACACAGCTAAATAGTAAATAAAATATAAAAAGTGTAACTATAATAAAAAAACTATTATGAATAATAAAAAATCAATAGCGTTAAGAAGATCTCCTTTTAGAGGCCCAAGATCGGCAAGGTATAGAGTTAAAATAAGAGAAGCAGAAGATAGGATGAAAGGTCTTATTAGTGATTTTAAAGATTTAGATACTTCTAATTTATTTGCTGATGCAAAAAATCCTTATGAAAATATACAGACTGATTTTGAAAATGTATATGAAGATATGGTTGGTGTTGATACGACTGCTACTGATCAAGCTACAGAAGCTTTTAACCAACAGCAAGCTAACGTATTAGAAGAAATGCAAAAAATGGGTATGGTTAACGCACAGCAATTAGCAAATGCTCAACTAAAACAACAACAACAAGTTACTAAAGAATTATCAGAACAAACTACACGAGCTCAAATGATGGCTGCACAAGGTGCATCTCAAGTTCAACAAATGGAGTTTCAAGCAGAGCTACAAAAAGCAAAAGGTGAGTTTACTGCTCAACAAATGAAATTACAAGGCGCTGTTGATGCTAGAAATTTAGAATATCAGAAACAACAAGGTATAATGGCTTTAGAAGGCGGTATGTTAGAAGGGTTAAGAGCTGCTAAAATAAATAGTAGAAACTGGTTTCAAAGAACGTTTGGATAAAATTAAAAAACATGGCTAAAAAAACAACAACAGGTAGAATAGTAGATGTAGCTGCTTTAGGTAGAATAGGTAGATCACAAGTAGATAGACCTCCGCCGCCTAATAAAAGTTTAGATAAATTTTTAAGTTTTGCTGGTAATCTTGCTATAAATTTATTTGCAAAAAACCTTCAAGAAACAAAACAGATAAGAGCAAAAGATAGGATTAATATTGAAAAAACTAAAGCTGATTTACCTTGGGCTTTACAAAATGTTACTGGCGTAGAAAATTTTTTAGATGAGTCAGGACAAAAATTATTTGATGCTAGAGGAAAGCAAAGTAATATTTTTGGTGGTAGACTTACAAAAAAAGGAAAAGAAATAACAAATGAAGCTAATAAAAATATATCTAATGTACAGATTAGCATAGGTAATCTTAAAAAAGACTCTGAACTATATACAAACATGTATAACGAGTATAAGAGTGTTATAATTGAAAAATCGTTAAAAACAGATAAGGGTCAACTAGTAGCAACTAATATTGGCAACCATACACCAGTAGACCACAATACTTTTGTTCAAGCTTTCGCAAATGACAAATTAAATGATTTTATAAGAATAGGTGAAGATGGTAAATATTATTTACCTAAATTTTTAATAGACAATCCTGATAAGGTTATTGATGAAAATGTTGATTTTTTAAAAAATAATAGTGAAAATGCAAAAAAAGATAGCTGGAAAAAAACAACATTAATACCAATAGAAAAATGGCCTACGCCTAGGTATGATAGTAGTATTGTAGGTAATACTTTTACTAATCAGTTAAGTAGCAGAGGCATACAAAATGCAAATACATTATATATAGAAGATCTTCATGGTAAAGCGTATGAAGCTGAAGCATACAACTACGTTGCTGGGGTTGACAAAGATGGCTATCCAAACATGACTAGGAATGACAAGGAGTCTTGGCTTTATAATGGTCAGGCTACTGTTGGCTACCAAAACAATCCAGCAAGAGTACCTATACATGATTTTATAGATAATCCTCCTTATCCTGTTATGATAGATATTGATGATAATGATGCAACACCAGATGTAAAATACACAGGAATTAAACAATTAATTGAACAAAAATTTCCAAATAAAAAAGAAGAAGACCTTACGGCTGAAGATTTAGTTGAGCTTGAAAAACAAAAAATTGGTCTTATAGAAGAATTAAAAACAAAAATAGATGTAGACGATGCAAGGTATGTTGATTGGATGAAAGGAAAATATGCACAGTATGCTAAAAACTCGCATCAAGAAGGTTATAAGTTTGCGACTACTAATCCAGATAGTCCTAACTACATAGACCCAAATAAAGGTGGCCCTGAATTTACATCTACAGCAAGTGAAAGAGAATCTAAAGGTAACGCAGGTAAAATATCAAATATACTAAAGAAACAAGAAATTTCTTTTGATGACATACAGTTTATGTTAAGAGGACAGTCTCCTGATTTAGCGCTTGAATTGTCACAAGATGGAAAATCAGTAACTTTACTTCAAACAAAAATATATCAAGAAGGAGAAAAAGCAGCGCCGATAGGTACGGCAAATTTATCAAATAAAAAAGCGTTAGAAAAATTATTATGGAGATTTACAGGTACTTTAACGCAGCATAGAAACTCAACAATTAAATAAAACAATATATGTTTGAATTAAATGGTAAACCAATATCTATAGATTATTTAAAGCAAAAAGCTGAAGAGTTTGGTATGAGTTACGAAGACTTTTTAAATGACTCTTTGTCTACTGGTAATCTCGTGCAAAAAGGAGGCGACAAGACTATGGCTGGCGTTGGCGTTTTAAGAAAAGAATTTTTACCTGGACAAACACAACAAACAACTTTTGATCCAAGCTCTGTGTTAACAACAGGTTTAGAAGCAGATGATGAAGTTGAAGAAGAAACATTTAGCTTGTCTGATTTAAGAAAAAATATTGTTTCACGTCAAGACGGTAATATATCTTCTATTAATGAAGTAAAAATACTTAAAGGTAGGGTAGAAGAAGACAAACAAAAAAGATTTTTAGATTTTAGGTTAAAATACAAAACAGATAATCCTGATGAAGTAGTATCAAATTTTTATGGCAAAGATGTTTTTAGCGAACCTGTTGATCCTGGAAGAACTGGAGGTAAAGTATATTTTTTACCTGACGAAGAAATTGGAGGTGGTAAAAAACTTGAAGGATTTTTGTTAGAAGACTATGATTTTAGAAATACAAATACTTTGGAAGGTGCTAGAAATTTTTATTTAAATCAAAAATCAAACGAAATATCTATTGATTTTGAAAAAAAGTATGGTGAAAACGTATATAATACTATAACTACTCAAGGTGAAAATTATATATCTTTAGAAGATATGGATATAGTTAATTTAAGAAAAGAAGGTAAAAAAGACGAGGCAGATAAATTAGCAAAAGATAGAGGTTATGTTCCTTTGTTAGACGAAAACAATAATATAACAAACTGGGTTCCAAAAGCAATTGAAGACGATGCTCAAAACAGAGCTGAATCAACAGACAGAGATGTTCTTGAAGATCAACTTAAACAATCTTTTTACAAACTACTAGCGGCTAGAGATCTTGCTTATGAAAACTCTGTAGAAGATACACCTTTAACAAGACATACTCTTGCAGACGTTTCTTTTGGTAAATCTTTAGTTCATAAAATAAGAGATGCGTTTGGAGATGATAAAAGCTTAGATGATGTAATGGCTAAAATAGAACAGTCTTATAAAGGCGATTTAATAGCTGGATTAAATAAAATACCTTCTAAAACCGCTACAGCTAAAGCTTTTAACAATGCTTTAGATGAGTTTGTAGTACTTAATAGAGCTTTAGCAATTAATGCAGATTTAACTAAAATAGACGAACAAAACTTTGTTAGAGAAATATTTGACGCAACAAATGATAGAGTTGCTGAAACCTTGACTAGTTTGCTTGAAGCTAACGGTTATGAATCTGATCCAAACTCTATTAAAAGAGCTGGTAGCGATTGGAATAAAGCTCTTGGTATAAAAGCAGACTGGCAATTAAGAGATGTGCTAGAAGGCGGTAGAGATGTAGCCGCTCATTTAGTTCCTTTGGCAGCTTCTGTTTATCTTACTAAAAAACTTCCCGTTAATCTTGGCGTAACAAAACTAGGACAAAAAACAGCAAAAGTTAAAAGTTTAAATCAATTTATTAACGGACAAGCTAACGTTATTGGTAGATATGTTAAAAAGCACGGTCCTCAGTCTAGAGCTTTTAGAAGCGCGGTTGATTTAACAATGGGTGGTATTAAAGAAACATTAATATTAGGTATGGCAGATGTGCCAGCAAACAGGTTGTTTGGTGCTGATCCTTTTGTATATAATGAAAAAACAGGTGAGTTTACACCTACATTTCCATTTGCTTTAGGTTTTGGTAACGCAGCGGCTGCAAAAATACTTAAAAGGCTAAATACTACTGATAACTTTTTTACTCCTGCTTTAGCTACTATAGAAAGATCAAAAACAGCTCAATCTATACTACAAATGAATATAGGTGCCACGGTAGGTACAGCTACAATGTTTTTTGCAGAAGAAGTAACTAAAGGTGTAGATAACTGGAAAAATTTAGGTTATGAATCTGAAGAAGACATGAAGCAAGATCATGGATTTAAAAACCTTGTAGAGACTTATATTGGCATGTTAATGTTTCAAAGCGTGTCTCCATCTATGAAGCAAAATTCTTTAGCTAAGCTAGCAAGCGGTATGCGTAGTGATATATTAAAATATACAACTGGTTTAACTCCTAGATCTAGAAAAGCTATGAAGCTATTTGGCATAGAAACAAATGAAAAAGGAGAGTTTAACTTACAAGAAGTAAAAAATAAAAAATCTCAAAAACAATATGAAATAAGTAGAGATAAAAAATTAGATAAAAAAACAAAAAGAGAAAAAATTCAAGAAATAGAAAACGCAGCGGAAGAATTAATATTTCATAATGAATTAAAGTTAGCAAAAGAATTAGCTAAAAAAGAAGGTAAATATAGAGAGTACTTAAACAAAACTTTTGTTTTAGCCAATAAGTTAAAAACAGGTGATAAACCTACGTCAGAAGATATACAAAGATTTGCAGAATTAAGCCCTGTTGAACTTAAGTTTTTAAAATTAAAATTTGGTGTAACTGAAAATTCTGATTTTGGTAGGATGCTAGATAACAAGTATGAAGTTTATAAAGATATAATTTCGCGTGTTGATCAAGCTTATATTACTAAAGATAGGCCTGGTATAATACAAGGTAGAATGTTTGAGGGTATATCTCCAGAAGCTAGAAACAAACAAATACAATTATTATTAGAGCAAGCTGAGTTTGCCGGCGAAATAACAAGATTAAAAGTAGAAGCTGAAAAAAAACCTCATTTAAAAGAAATAAATGCCGAAAAAATAAAAAATATAAAAGAAAAACAAAAGATTAACGCACAAGATGTTATTAAAAACGAACAACTTTACGATAAAATTTTAAAAGAAAAATTTGAAACTGAAGTTCAATTTTCAAAGCTGATGACTAAAGAGTTAGGTGCTGGTTTTAATTTAGTTGGGGAAAATGCGTTTGTAGCAATGGGTGGAACAAAAGGATCTGAAGGTTTTTTTAATAGAAAAACAAATCAAGTATATATAAACAGAGATAGAGCTTTAGAAGTTAGACAACTTGGAACGCCGCTACACGAGGTTACACACGCTATATTAAGAAACTCATTAAAAGAGTCTTATATAGATGATCAAGGTGTAGAAAGAACAAGAGTTTCTAAAGAGGGTATGACAAAGATAAATCAGTTTTTAAATCAACTTACATCGAAAGAAAGAGCTGCTGTTGAAAAAAGAATGGATCAAGAATACAAGTATGAAAGAAACTCTAAAGGTGATTTTATTTTAAAAAATGGTAAAAAAATATTAAGACCTGAAAATCAGTATGCTGAAGAATACTTAACTGCGTTTGGCGATGTACTTAAGAATAAAGAAGTTATAGAAACACCTGATTTAGCTAGTAGAATAAGTAATTTTTTCACACCTATAATGCGACAAGCTGGGTTTAAAAATATGCAAGTAACTGCTGAAAACGGTAGGGGTTTATATAATATGATTAAGGCTATTCAAAAAAGCAGTGAAACTGGTATTATAGATAAAGATGTTTTAAATATAGCTAAAACTAGCAAAGTAATTACTGGTAAAGCTTTAGCAGAGTCTAGAACTATAACAGAAGGAATGAAAGAAGCTTCTACTGATATAGATAGAATATATAAAGAAAAAGGTTTAGAAGGTTATAATGAAATAATAGATAGAATAAAAGGTAAAAAAGCAGACGGTACTAAAGGTAAAGATTTTATAAAACAATATACAGAGATATATAGAGATCATGCTGGTTATGAAAGCAAAAAAGACATATTGTATGATGCTATGGCTAGCGATCCAACTTATGGTGTATTGGGTAGTATCATGTCGTATAATCCAGCTAAAAATCCTTCTATAGCATCTCATATACTTGGTAGACTTAAACAAGGTAAGCACATAGATGTTGCTAATATAGTTTTAGGTAAAGATGCTCAAAGACAATTTACTAAAAACTTAGACGCTGCAGAGATTAAAGAAGTTGAAGCAAAACAATTAACAGCTGAAGAGTTAACAGACATATCTCTAGCTAAAGAAAAAATACAACAAGCACCTAATTTTAGAAAATCTTTAGTAAAAGGTGAAGAAAAAGGTATTAACCAAGAGTTAATAGATAAAGTTGAAGCAACTGTAGTTAAAACATTTGGAACTAAAATACCTAAGCCAGAAGCAAAAGGATTTAGAAAATCTATAGAAAATAGTTATAAAACAGAACTTAAAAAACCTATAGCTGATTTAATGGGTAAAGGTCCTGAGTACGAAGTATTTTTAAGAGAAAACTTCGATGCTATAATGAAGCATGTTGATAAATCTTTCTTTGTACAAATGGAAAGATTAACACCTAGGAAAGATAGAATATTTACAGAAGTTGAGATTGAAAGAATGAATCCAACGCAAACCGACAAGGCTATTGCTGACGGTAGAGTACCTAAAAATACTTCTAGAACAGCTGGTAATACTTTGTATAGATTTAAAAAACCTGCTCCAGCTCAATTTTTAAAGTTTTATACTGGAGCTGGTTTAGGATCAACTAAAGGTACTCGTAAAGATAGATTAGCTGAAGTTATAGGTATAGAACTAGCAAAAGATTTTACGTCAGAAATTTTATCTAGACCAGAAGTTGCGGCTAAAATAAAAGAAATTTCATTATTAGAACTAGAAAAATCAATAGAAGGTACTGGTAAAACATCTCCAAAAATAGCAGAAGCTAAAAAAATTATATTTGACAACTACACGGAAAGAGTTGCTGCTCAAATAGGTAGAGATCCTAATTTAGCTTTTAGCTATACAAAAGAACAATTTAAACAAGAAGTTAAAGAACTAAACGATTTTTTCAATAAAACTGAATTATCTTTTGGAGAAATATATGATGTTAAAACTCAAAAGCCTTTAGTAAAAAGATCAGACGGTAAAGAGTTTAACGAGCTAGCATATAATCATGTTTTAGAAGGTTATAAGAATAATTTATTAGATATTAATGTTACAAGGTATCAAAACAAAATATTAGAGGCAACTGGTAAAAAAATTAAAAAAGGAACAGCTTACGAATATTATACAGAAAACAACATAAATAAACAAATAAAAGGAAACAAAAATGTAAAAGTTACTAGTGAAGTCAGTGAAAAAACTATACAACTACCACCTCAAGGAATTTTTAAAGGAGGAAAAGTTCCAATGCCAGACTTCATGTTAGAAATGTATAACAATACATTGTCTTGGGAGTTAAAATATAAAGATGCTAGAACACCTAAAAACAGCGCTGGATTTATTGATTACACACAAGCTTATAAAGATATTATAGCTGGAAAAGAATTTAAATTAACAGACAGAAAAAGTCCTAGAAAAAACGCTACAGAAGAAGCTATTTTTGTTGAGTCTGTTAAAGAAGCTATATTAAATGGCGTGCCTAAGGTTGAAAAAGTACTTAGAGATCGTGGTGTTTTAAAAGAAGGTGAAAACTTTACTTCAACAACAAAAGTGCCTAAAGAAGTATATGCTTTACTACGTGGAAATGAAAACGCTAAAATGTCTAGTTCAAAACAAACTGTTAACGGTGACTGGGTTGCTGCAGATTATAATAAAAAAGGTGTGTTTAATTTTCAAATGGCTACTAAAGGTGCTTTCTTTTTAGGGTCAGATCCATTAGGTATAGTTAAAGAATTAGGTGGTACTAAATTAGAAGGTAATTTTCCGTTAATGACTAGAGTTTATGGTACTAGTTATAAAAACAAAGCAGGTGAAACTATGGGTTATACTTACAAACTTGTAGGAGAAGCTATAATAAGTCCAAAAAATATTACTTCTGAATCTAATTTTAATCTTGATTCACCAAACTCTGTTAAGCAAATGATTAATACTAAGTCAGCAAAACGTCTTAAATCTATAGCTGAGTCTGAAGCTTCTGCTTTTAAACAAAATTTTTTAAAATTTCAAGCTCAAAAACAAAAAGGTAGAGAATTTGTAAAGTCAATACTAGAATCAAAAACAAACACAGAGCTTATAGAAAAAATAAAAATAGTTGACAAAGCTTTAGAAAACGCGCAAAATCCTAATAAAAAATCAAGAGGTATGAGTACTTTTGATTTTGACGAAACTTTAATAGATAAAGGTAAAAACTTTATTGTAGCAACAAAAGGAAAAGATGTTGTTAGAATTAGCTCTGGTAAATGGCCTGTTGATGGGCCAAAGTATGCAGAGCAAGGTTATAAGTTTGATTTTAAAGATTTTGTAAACGTAAGAGGTGGTATTGAAGGCCCATTACTACAAAAAATGCGTAATCAAATCAAAAAGTTTGGTCCTGAAAACGTTTTTGTTTTAACAGCAAGACCAGCAGAAAGTGCACCAGCAATACAAGCTTGGTTAAAATCAAAAAACATAAATATAAAACTAGAAAATATTACCGGACTAGGTAATAGCACAGGTGAAGCAAAAGCTATGTGGATGCTTGAAAAGTTTTCAGAAGGGTATAATGACATGTATTTTGTAGATGACGCTATTTCTAATGTTAAGGCTGTTAAAGAAGTTTTAAATCAATTAGATATTAAATCAAAAGTTCAACAAGTTTATAGTAAAACAAACATAAATAAAGAAATTAATGATATAATGCAATATTCTTTAGGCATTAAATCTAGTAAAAAGTTTTCTAAAGCTGAAGGTAAAGTTAGAGGTAAAGACGCTAAGCGAAGAAGATTTTTTTTACCAGATAGCGCTGCTGATTTTGAGCTTTTAATAGAACCTTTGTATGGTAAAGGTAAAAAAGGTATTGAAAATAAAAAGTGGTTTGAAAGAAATGTTATAGATCAGTTTGAAAAAGGTATTGACAGTTATAATACAGCTAGACAGACTGCAAAAAACGATTACATGTCTCTTCGTAAGCAAAATAAAGATATAGTTAAACAACTACCTAAAGAAGTGGAAGGTACTAGTTTTACACATGACATGGCTATGAGAATTTATTTGTGGAATAAAGCTGGATATACAATACCTGATTTAGCAAAAACAACAGAAGCTAAACTTGTTGAGTATATAAAAAATAATCCTGCATTAAGATCTTATGCTGAGCAGTTTGGTAAAATTACAAAACAAGAAAAAGGATTAAAAGAACCTAGCAATGATTGGTGGGCAGAAACTATGGCGGGAGAAGTTACAAACGTAGATAGAGGCGTTAGCAGAAAACAATATTTAAATAATTTTATAAATATAAAAAACGAGGTTTTTTCTGAAAAAAATTTAAATAAAATGGAGTCTAAGTTAGGTAGTAATTGGAGAGAAAGCATGGAAGATATACTTGATCGTATGGAAACTGGTAGAACTAGATCTTTAACATTAGATAGAGGTAGTTCTATGATGATGAATTATTTAAACGGTGGTGTTGGTACTATTATGAACTTTAACACTCGATCTGCTTTATTACAAACAATAAGTACGATTAACTTTCTTAACATGCGAGAAAATAATCCTGTTGCTGCGGCTATGGCTATGGCTAACACTAAACAATTTGTAAAAGACTTTATGTTTATAATGAACTCTGACATGTTGAAACAAAGAAGAGATGGTTTAGCTATAAATGTTACTGAAGCTGAACTAGCCTCTGCGGCCGCAACATCTAAAAATCCTATTAATTCTATGATAGCAAAAATATTAAAAGTTGGTTATACACCTACTAAACTTGCCGATAGTTTTGCAATATCATTTGGAGGAGCAACTTACTATCGTAATAGAATTAAAATGTATGAAAAACAAGGTTTAACAACTAGAGAGGCTGAAAAAAAGGCATTTATAGATTTTCAAAAATTATCAGAAAGAACACAGCAGTCGTCTAGACCAGACTTATTATCTAAACAACAAACATCTTTGGTTGGTAGAATTATATTACCATTTGCAAATACACCTATGCAGATGAATAGAAGAGGCATGAAAGATATACTTGATATATATAAAGGTAGATATGAAGGCGTTGGAGAGTTGTCAGAAAAAATGGGTAGAGTAACTTATTATATGGGTGCTCAGGTAGCAATATTTGCAGGGCTTCAATCAGCTTTGTTTGCAATGATGTTAAACGACGAAGATGTTTCTGAAGACAAAATAATTAAAACTAAAGAATACGCTTTAAATACAACTAGTGATTCATTTTTAAGAGGTATGGGTATAAAAGGTGCTATTGTTTCTGGTTTTAAAAACGCAACTATAAAGTACATGGAGCAAAGTAAAAAGAAACAATTTACAGCAGACTACAGTGAGGTTGGTGAAGCCTTGTTAAACATATCACCGCCAATAGGTTCTAAGTTTGGTAGATTAGATGCGGCTGGAGAAAGATTAAAGTGGGCTAAAATCAAAAAACAACAACCAGGCCTTGAGTTTGGTAATCCTTATTTAGAAGCAGGTTTATTAACTATAGAGTCTATTACTAACGCACCTGTTTATTCGCCATATCAAAACGCTCTTAATATTCAGCATGCTTTAAGTAATGATTATGAAAACTGGCAAAGAGCACATATGCTACTTGGTTTTTCACCTTACAACGTTGGTATTGAAAAAGATAAAAAAGAAGAAAAGAAGGTTACACCTAGAGTTTTAAAAAGACAAGTTTTAGAAAGAGAAGTGTTAAAACGCTCGATAATCAAGTGATTATATACAAAAAAGCATCATGATAAAAAAAATTACAATATTGTTAATGATTGTTTTAACAGCTTGTTCAGCGCCAAAAAGTTGTTGTGCACAAGAGTTAGACGTTAAAAAACTATTAAAGTTTTCTACATTTTATGCTGCTATTAATGGTGGTACATCATTGTCTGATGTAAAAGTATTTTCAGTTGATAATAAACTATCAACTACAACTATATCTACACCTTATGATTATAATTTTACAGTTGGACTTCGTAAAATAGCTAGATTTGGTTATGAAAACAAGGCTAACACATTTTATGATGGTACTGAAACTAACTATAGTGATGCTGCTACAGTTGGTAAAGTTAGAGGTTTAGAATATTTATTTGAAGTAGATTATAAAAGACAAGAAGGTGTTGACTACATGGATCAACATCATTTTATACGTTGGAGCTCTGACGATGGCTGCGACGAAGATGTTTGTATAAACTTTTTTGCTTTAAAGTTTGAGTATTTACAAGATGGTTTTGCAGATGTAGAATATTTTGAAGCATCAGAAAGATATAGATATAGAAAGCATAAAAACTTATCATTTAATATTGGTGCAGCTCATAGATTAGCAGAGCCATACGGTTACGATCCTTTAGCTGAATTAATGTTATCAAACGGTAATTTACACTATACTTATTTAGCAATACAAGAAGGTTACACTATAGACGTCGCTAATGATCAATACTTTGATCCTAATGGCACTTTAGTTGCTACGAGTCCTGAAGTATGGGAAGCAGTTGTAATACCAGGAGTGATCTCTGATTACGTAGCAAAAAAACGTAATGAATTAGACAGAATTATACAGCACTCTATAGTTGTTGGTTTTGATTATTATAAATATACAAAGAAAAATTGGTTACATGTATGGGGTAACTTAATGCCTTGGCATTACAATGACGGTAGTGAGTTTAGCTATCATAACTATATAGAAGACGATCAGTGGTACGATTATTCGGGCGGGCTGATATACGGAATAAAACAAAATAAAAATTTAGGGTACTTTATTGAAGGTAAATACAATAAATACTGGAACAGAGAGTGGTATGACTTTAAACTTGGAGTTAACTACGTAATATTTTAACATATGGCATTTAAAATGAAAAAGTTTTCTGGTTTTGGAAACTCACCAGTAAAACAAAGAAAAAAATATACTAAAAAAGATTATGACTTTTTAAAAGAGCAGCGTGAAGAAAGAGTTAAATCAACAGATTATTTAACTAAATTACCAACTGGACCTAGAGCAAAGGTAAAACCAGAAACATCTGGTAAAAGAGGTGGTAGAGATCCTATTACTGAAAATGTACCTTTATCTCCTGGGTTTGAAGATCCAATAAAAATACAAAGAGTACAAAGAGAAGGAATAATACCTAGTTCTCAAAATTTTAATAAAAAAATTAAAAAATTAAAAAGAAAATAATTATGGCATTTAAAATGAAAGGTTTTAGCGGATTTGGTAATTCGCCTGTAAAACAAGTTAAACCACTTGTTAATCCAAAATTTAAAAAGTTTCAAGAAGAGAAAAAACAAACTCGTACAGTAAAAACAATTAAAAGAGATAAACCAAAAACAAATTTAGGTACGATTAAAGAAATAAAAAATACAACAAAACGAACTGTAGATAAAGGAAAAAAACAATTTACAAAAAAAGTTAGAACTAATAAATCTATACCAAATATTAAAATACCAAAAAGTATAAAAAGACCACCACAACCAAAAAAACACAAGTTAAAAGGACTTACTGGTTTTGAGTATGATGCAGGAAAATATTTCCCAAGAACAAAGAGATTTATTGGTGATGCGTATAGAGGTTACAAAAAAGCGATAGATGCAAATAAAAAGTTCTATAAAGGTGTATACGATTACTTTACTAAAAGATAAACAATGGCTAAAGAGTTAAATGAAGAAACAAGCTTTAATATAAGCATAAAAACTTTAGCAGGTATAGCTGCTTTAATATTTACTTTAGTTG